AGAGCCGGAGGACAGGTTGGGCGAAATGAAAGACGGAGAAATCATATGCAGCGCAGACTTATCTGCAGCATCAGATTACCTCACCCACGAATCAGTGTTCACAGTATGGAACGCGATCGTGGACGAAGCACTCAGTCTAAACATTTCAGGATGGAGTGAAGATGTAAGGACTGTGGGGTTAAAACTTCTAGGACCACACGAGCTGATAAAACAGTTTTTTAAATTACCGAAAAAGGTAAAACAAAAAGATCTGGATACAGCAGCTCGTGTGGGAAGATACAATTCTATGGTAGAAAAGTATCCAGTGACGCAAAGAGGAGCAGCGATGGGATTAGGGGTTACATTCCCTATCCTGTCGATAATGCAAGACTTCGCGTCATCCTATAAGATACCCCACAGGTACCAACGCACCAAATACGTTTTAGGGGACGACATGATTGCTCGGTGGACACTAACCGAAAACCAGCAATACTACAACAACTTAAAGACGCTTGGTCTAAAGCTGAATGCAGCAAAAACACTGGTAACGCCATATGGTGGAGTGTTTGCTGAACGCTACTACTACACTTCGAATGAAATGAAAAGAAGCAGACGTGAGCACCAACGCTCACTCTCAATGCCCCTACCTAGACGAACCGCACCTAATGTAAAAATAATAAACAGAGCGAACAGAGTTGTTCTATCTGCAGCATTATTGGCCAAAAGGAACGGCGTAAAAGACGACAAGCTACCAATCAGGTGCATCTTAGGAGATGCACTGAGAGATAGTGTAAAAGTCGCTTCGTCCTCAGGTAGAAAGAGAGTTTACCAGATGGCAGGATGGTATTGGTCACATGAGATCGCACGGATGAAGAAGAGCGGCCTTCCGTTAAGATGGCCCATCGAACTTGGCGGTTTCGGGCTCCCGGGTAAACCGGAAAAGAATGAAGTATGGCAACTTGCAGCAAGTGCCATATTCCAACTTAAAGCCCGAGACCGGCCACAGTTCGCGAGAATCTTAACTGGAAGGAAAGACTCTGAACTCGACAAGCGTGCGACAACCATGTCTAACGTCCTGTTGGAGCGAATGGGGACCATAAAGGTCACCAAACGCAGCAAGGGAGGTGGTGTAGGTGAAGTCACCATCATTCCGACAAAGTATCGAAAGTCTGAGGACCCCACGCACATTGATTTGGTGCAACCAGACGCGAGTGGATACTTTACGCGGAGGGCAATAGAGAAGCAAGACTTCTTCTACGCCGACACGGACCACCTTGCAAACTTCGAAAAATTCCAGCGAGAAGCTGAGAAACTTCGAAGCACAAAGGCGAGCGAAAGCGAACCACACGGTCAGTTGCAACCTGAATCAACCGGATACGTGATTCCGATCGGGCCCCTGGAAGGGGATGACGGAATCGCGGGTCTGGCCACCAAGTTGGACGCCACCTGGATTGGGCTACCGGAAAAGAACCTCAGAA